TAGATGATATTACATCTATTTATAATGGTTATGTAGGGTTTATACAAAGAATGGAGCGTGATCGAGCTGCTTTATTAATTGATAGTCACCCTTGGGAGAAGTTAATTACTATTCCCATTAAACATTTAAAGGAAGTATGAAGTATTTAAATTCCCCTTGGGCAGTAGTGATACTGCTCTTGGGGTTATTTTCTTTTATTGAAGGTCTACATATGTATGAACATCAGCACTGTAGATCTTGTCCACCATGTGAAACAGAGGAGTACTAATGTCACAACAAAGTTCAGCTCAACCAGCATTTGTAACATCTTATTCACCCGAACCAGAGATTAAAGATCCTGTGGATACATCTCCTAGCGACCAGCAACCTCCTGGTGTTGATAAAGAAGTTGATTACAATTCTCTTGAAGAAGCCTTGACTGGTTGAAGCGGGTATAGTTTAATGGTAAAACTGTAGCCTTCCAAGCTATTGTTAGCGGTTCAAGTCCGCTTACCCGCTTTGGTAAGAGCCCTTACGAGGATACCTCTTGCCGTCTAGACGGTGGGATAGACCACACAATATTTCGAAAAAAATTTCTAACGTTAGAGCAAGTTAATACACACTTACTCTTAAAATGGGACAACAGTCAACCGCACATCAGGCCTCGTTAACCGCGCCTGGTGCTGATAATGGCGCCGCCTCGACCACCACGGCGAGAAGGGCGCTATATTTAAAGCTATTTTCTGGTGAGTTATTCAAAGGATTCCAACGCAATACAATTGCAAGGGATCTAGTTACACGTCGCACCTTGAAGAACGGCAAGTCTTTGCAGTTCATCTATACAGGTCGCACGAAGAGTGAATATCATACCCCAGGAAATTCTATACTAGGTAACAGCGACGGCGCACCTCCTGTAGCTGAGAAGACAATCACTGTTGACGATCTCTTGATCTCCAGTGCATTCGTCTACGAGCTAGATGAGACCCTCGCTCATTATGACCTACGTGGAGAGATTTCACGTAAGATCGGTTACGCACTAGCCGAAAACTATGACCGGAAAATCTTCCGTTCAATCGTAAAGGCTGCACGTAAGGCAAGCCCAATCACTAAGTCTGGTTTCGTAGAACCAGGTGGTACTCAGATCCGTGTAGGTTCTAACGCTCAGCTTTCTGACGCTTATAACTCTGCATCTCTGATCGCTGCTTTCTATGATGCCGCAGCTGCACTCGATGAAAAGGGTGTAAGTCAGGACGGTCGTGTTGGTGTTCTTAACCCACGTCAGTACTACGAACTAATCCAAGCTGTTGGATCTAACGGTCTTGTTAACCGTGATGCTCAAGGTTCTGCGCTGCAAAGCGGAAACGGAATCATTGAGATCGCAGGCATCAAGATCTTCAAGTCTATGAACATTCCGTTCTTCGGTAAGTTCGGTACTATTTATGGTACTACAGCTGGAACAACTGATGCTAACGTAGCAGATCCAGGTAACTCTGGTTCCTTCGTTGGTGATGCAATGGCAGATGAGCATAACATCACACAGAATGATTATGGTCAAGCTGCTAAGTTCAGCAAGTCCTGTGGACTTATCTTCCAGAAGGAAGCCGCAGGTGTAGTTGAAGCAATCGGACCTCAAGTACAAGTAACTTCAGGTGATGTCTCCGTGATTTATCAGGGTGATGTTATCCTTGGCCGCTTGGCAATGGGTGCTGACTACCTCAACCCTGCTGCTGCAGTCGAACTCTATGCAGGCGGAACAGCCGACACTGCATTCGGGTAATCTATAAGGGAGGGTTCTCACGCCCTCCTTTTTTTCTTTACAAATATTTATACCTATGGCTACGCCAAATACAACTGATCTCGATACAGAACTATCCGCAGTCAACTCAATTCTGGGTAGCATAGGTCAGTCTCCGATCACAACTTTAAATTTTAATAACCCTGAAATCTCTTATATCTATAACCTCCTGAAGGAAGCTAATACAGATATACAGAGTGAAGGTTGGTCTTTCAACAAAGAAGAGCATGTCACCCTGACTCCAGATAGTTCTGGTTATATAACCTTACCTACTAATGCTTTACAGTATGATATTCACAATGGTCTTAGTGATAGATCACAGAATGTTGTTGTACGTAATGGAAGGTTATATGATAAGGTAGATCATACTGATGTATTTACTGATAAATTGAATATAGATATTACATATTTATATCCATTTACAGATTTACCACAAGTATTTAAACGCTATGTTATTTATGCAGCATCTAGTAGAGCTGCTATTCAATTAGTAGCTAACCCTCAATTAGTAAAATTACTACAACAAAAAGAAGCATATGCTAGGTCTTCATGCTTAGAATATGAATGCAATCAAGAAGATCCATCATTCTTTGGTGTTGCTGATTCAGATAAATATACATCCTTTGTCCCTTTTGATGCACTAGCACGCTAATGACAAGTATTACACAAACAATTCCTTCATATGCAGCTGGAGGTATATCACAACAACCGGATCAATTTAAGAATCCTGGACAAGTAAGTGATGCCATTAATGTTATACCTGATATTACTGAAGGTTTGATTAAAAGACCAGGGAGTTCTTATATCAAAACACTTTCAACATCTACTAATGCTACTTACTTTCATTATTATAGAGATGATGTTGAACAATATATAGGACAGGTTGAAAGAACAACTAATTCAGCACCGACTGTCAAGATGTGGTGCCTTAAAAATATACCAGCATTAGGTAAATCTGCTGGGGATGAGATGACAGTCAATGCTATGTCAACAGAGATCACTGATTATTTAAAACATAGTGACCCAGAAGATTTACAATTTTCAACTATTAATGACTATACATATATAACTAATAGAACTAAAGTGGTAGCAATGGACACTGCTACAGAATCAGCTAGTAGATTAAATCATAACTGTGCTTACATTGAATTGAAACAAACAGCTAATGCTAGGCAATATGCTTTCAATTTATTTACAAGTAATGCTGCTTATACTTTATCTAGGACAGTTACTCGTCTTAAACATATGGAAGACTACCCTGTATCAGGTGCTTCTGTTACTAAGGATACGTTAGGAGGAACTATCGCTGCAGTTACAATTCCTGATCATACATTCACTAGATGGAATGGTAGCGATGATTGGACATATGCCTTCATGGCTACTTTGGCTAACACTAATGGAGATCAACAACCTGCAATAAATTACTCACCTAATACAGCTGGTCAACCAGTACATACTAGATGGTGGAGGAATGCTGCCAATAATGGTAATTACTCTTGGGCTAATGATGCATCCTGTCCTGATGTAGGTACTGAGGTACATACCTCAGAAGATGCTAACATAAAAATATATGATAAAAATCATGTACAACTAACAGATGCGTATGCTAATAATCCTTATGATACAACTGGAACTAAGGCATGGGAATCTGGTGCTAAATATTTTTTAGACCAACGAGTAATACACAATAGCATACCTTACATATGTATAAAGGAGCATACTGGTTCAAGTACAGACCCTGCGGATGACGTATCTGGTGGTGGTACAAATTGGTCCGTACTTAGAAGACGTAAGCCTAAAAATCTAACTTGGCGTTTTACTGTTAAAGGTAATACAGAGAGAATTAGTGGAAGTGGTTCAGGTAATGAACCTGAGAATTATCATTGTGTCTATGATTATGATATAGATTTACTGCATGGAGGTGAAGGTTGGGAGAGAGGTGACTATGTTACCTTTACACATGATGCAAAAGGTTTTAGTAGTAAGGTTGCACGGAGCAATGCTGGTGATCCGAATAACAATGTTCCACCAGATCCTGTACCTACAAACTTAAATGTTTTGTACATGGTTCAGATAGACGATACATCTATAGCTTATGTTAAAGCAGATCTACTTGCTGCAAGACCTCCTTCAACAGCTTCGGATAATGATACAGCAGTTAATGCTATGAGTATCCTTGGTGATCTACAAGAAGAGGTTGCACGGATAACAAATTTAAGTGATGAAGATTATCAATCAAGTACAGATAAACAAGTAACATCAACTATAGTTGGAAATGGTTTATATTTAACTAGACCAGGAACAGATGATACCAACAGTTTTAATATAGAAACTTCTGAATCAGATATTATGAATGTATTTGGTAAAGAAATTAATGATGTTAGTAAGTTACCTACACAATGTGTAGATGGTTATATAGTTAAAGTATTAAATAGTGATATAGAAGAAGATGATTATTACTTAAAATTTAAAGGTGATAATGGTAATCATGGGCCTGGTAGTTGGGTTGAAACTCCCGAACCTGGTATAGATGTTGAGTATGATCCTAAGACGATGCCCTTACAATTAGTAAGAGAATCAAACGGTAGTTTTACTGTACAACAAGTAGCTTATAAAAAACGTGGTGTAGGTGATGACAATACTAATCCTAAGGCAACTTTTGTTGGTTCTACAATTAATAAAGTTTTATTTTGGAGG